GGAAAGAAGAAACAATACGAAACACTTCTCAATCACAATTCAATTCGGAGTTTGAATGTGAGTTCTTAGGGTCTATAGACACTCTAATAAGTTCTATGAAACTAAAACAACTTACATACAGAACGCCCATTCATTCAAATGTTGGAATAGATATTCATGTTCGACCAGAAGAAAATCACACATATATGTTGACTGCTGATGTTTCCAGAGGCACGGCAAATGATTATTCTGCGTTTATAGTTTTCGATGTTACAGAGATACCGTATAAACTTGTTGCAAAGTTTAGAGATAATGAAATTAAACCACTACTGTTTCCTACCAAAATTCATGAAGTTGCAAAGGCATATAATAACGCATATGTAATGGTTGAGGTAAATGACATAGGTGAACAGGTCGCAAACACTTTACAGTTTGATTTGGAGTATGACAACCTAGTTATGGCTTCCATGCGTGGGCGAGCGGGACAAGTGCTTGGAGCGGGCTTCTCAGGGGGTCGAGCGCAATTGGGGGTAAGAACAACTAAAGCTGTGAAGAAGATTGGATGTTCAAATCTCAAACAATTGATTGAGGATAATAAACTTATTATCGAAGATTATGATTGTGTTAATGAGTTGTCCACCTTTATTATTAAAGGTTCATCGTATACTGCTGACGATGGATGCAATGATGATTTGGTTGCCTGTATGTTCATATTTGGTTGGGCTACAGACCAAACATACTTTAAAGAATTGACAGATAATGATATACGAATGACTATGATGAAAGAACAGCAAGATATGCTAGAGCAAGATATGGCCCCATTTGGATTTATAGTAAATGGTATTGATGATCCTCTTGCTCTTGATGATGAAGTTGATGAGTATGGAACTAGATGGACTACTGTTGTCAGAGATTATAATACAAACTGGTAATCATATAAATTCTATTAAATCATTATCAACTTTTATAAAACAATTTGAACACAGAATTATTGATTTACTTATCAGATGAAATATCTCTTTTCTGCTTTCATTATTAGTTCCAACTCGTTTCGTTAGTTTACGAATTTGTGAATCGTGTGGATGAAACTTTAGACAAATTGTTTCACTTTCACCACAATGCATACACGATTGTTCTGCCAAAAAATCATTTAATAGAACAATTCTCTTTCGATAGTTTCTACGAGCAACCTTTTTGATTGTCTCTTTGTATTTTTCATAGTGTTCGTTCATAATATTATTTATATGTTATAACACATATAAAATGAGGTTTTAAGAAATCAGATATTATAAATATTCTGAAATAACATAGACTTCAGTTTCTTTCGTTTTGAAGTCTGATATAGGAGTAAAGACATGAGTTTCCTTGTATCTCCCGGCGTTCATGTAAGAGAAATTGATCTTACAGGTGTTGTTCCAGCAGTTCCAACAACAATCGGTGCTATTGCTGGAGCATTTGAAAAAGGTCCAATTGGTTCTATTGTAAGAGTAGGCAATGAGGAAGAACTAGTAAAGATTTTTGGTAAGCCACAGGAACTAAGCAACCAATTTGAAACTTTTTTCACTGCTGCAAACTTCCTTCAATATTCAGATCAACTGAGTGTTGTTCGTGCTGAATCTGGTGCTACAAATGCCGTCGCATCTGGCACAGCATTTATCATTAGAGATGATGATCATTACGAGGATTCTTTTGCTAATGGAGAAGCTTCAGTTGGTGAGTGGGCTGCAAGAACTGCTGGCACTCATGGAAATTCAGTTGGTGTTTCTATCTGTGCGACTGCAACTGCTTATGAGGAACTAGCTAAAACAACACTAAGTGGAGAAGAAGCAAAAGGCCAAACAGTTATTAGTCTTACATCTACTGTTGGTTTTAATGTTCATGATATTGTTAATTTTGGTGAAGCACTAGGATTTGAATATCAAGTTACAACTGTGGATACTCCCGCAAGTACAATTACAGTTATATTGAAAGATGATCCAGCTGGTGCTGGTCTTCAAAGTGTAATTGCATCTGGAACAAATGTTCGTCGGCGTTGGAGATTTTATGATTTATTTGATGCTGCTCCCGGTACATCAGAGTATGCAACTGAAAATAAAAGAGGTACTGGAGATGAAATGCATATTGTTGTGTTTGATTTTCTTGGAGAAATAACTGGTTTCTCTGTTACTGCAAATGGAAATAGAACCAATGCTGTATTAGAAACTTTTGCAAATCTTTCTAAAAATATAGATGGTAAAACACCGCAAGGTGAAAGCACATATTACGCCGATAAAATCTTTAGGTCTTCAAGTTTTGTTTATCAGATGGACCATAACTCTGTAGGTGATAACTGGGGAACAGATTTTGACGGTCAAGACAGTTTCATCGTAATGGAAGATGGCGGCACCGATGGTGCTGGAGCGAATGCCGGTGAGAATATTGTTTTAGATGGAACAGATGGTGCTGCCGCTAATGCTGGTGATAAGGTTGAGGGTGAAACTGGCGTAACTGCATATATTGCTCTTAATACACCAACAAACTCAATTCTAAAAAATGCCGCTAATGATTATGCTTTAACTGCCGGTGAACTTCAAACAGCTTACGATGAATTCAAAGACACAGAAACAGTTGATGTTAATCTTATCCTTGGTGGAAGAGGTGGTGGAGCCGGTGATACTGAAAATACACAAGATACACATGTAACTATGTTGACTGCATTGGTAGAAGACAGAAAAGATTGTGTTGCTTTTGTTTCGCCATATCGGGCGGCAACTGTTGGTGTTTCAAGTTCAAATACAGCAACAGCAAATGTTGTCAGTGCTTTCAATGCTTGCCCATCTTCTTCATACATGGTATTCGATAGTGGATACAAATACATGTATGACAAGTATAATGATGTGTATCGTTTTGTTCCAGTGAACGGCGATACAGCGGGTCTTTGTGCTTTCACAGATAATGTTGCTGACCCTTGGTTCTCACCAGCTGGCCTTAATCGTGGTAATGTGAGAGGTGCTATTAAACTTTCATATACACCAAAGAAAGCAGAAAGAGACCAACTCTACAGAGCAAGAGTTAATCCTGTTGTTGATTTCCCCGGTCAAGGTGTGGTTCTGTTTGGTGATAAAACTGCACTCACAAAACCAAGTGCTTTTGATAGAATCAACGTAAGACGTTTGTTCTTGGTTCTAGAGAAAGCAATTGCAACAGCTTCTAAATTTCAACTCTTTGAGTTCAACGATGAATTTACAAGAGCATCATTCAGAAACTTGGTAGAGCCTTTCTTGAGAGATGTTCAAGGACGTAGAGGTATCTTTGACTTTAAAGTGGTTTGTGACGATACAAATAACACGGCCGAGATTATTGATAGAAATGAGTTTATTGGTGATATCTTTATCAAACCATCAAAATCAATTAACTTTATCACACTTAATTTTGTAGCAGTTCGCACTGGTGTGGAATTTGACGAAGTAGTTGGTAGATTTTAATTTTAAGGAGTAGCTTCACATGGCACAGATAGACGATTTTAAAGCCCAGTTGATTGGTGGTGGTGCAAGATCAAACCAATTTCGGGTTACAATTACGCCACCTGCTGGTATTGCTACAGGATTAGATGTTCGTAGAGCATCATTCTTGTGCCGAGCATCATCATTACCAGCCTTTACCCTTCCAGCAATTGCAATTCCATTTCGTGGTAGGAACATTTATGTTGCGGGTGACCGTACTTTTGATGATCCGTGGACAACAACATTCTTAAATGATACTGATTTTGCACTTAGAACTTCATTGGAGTTATGGTCAAACGGTATTAATGATCTTGCTGAAGCAACTGGTGTTACCACTGCAAATGACTATCAAACAGATTTGACAGTATCTCAATTGGATAGAGACGACACAATTTTGAAAACATATATTTTCAGAAGTGCGTGGCCTACAAGCATTGACGCAATTACACTTGATGCAGGCAGTGCTGATCAGATTGAAGAATTTGCATGTACATGGAGATATCAGCACTTTGAAGCTTCCTCTGTGAACTTCGGGTCGGCACAAGAAAATATTACTAGTATTATCGTATAATATTAAACCTACTAAATATAGGTAAGAATTAGTAGGAGTTATTATGGCAGAACTTTTTGGGTACAAGATAAGCAAATCTAAGGAGGAAGAGGGCGGTACATCTTTTACCGCCCCAACCTCTGATGATGGTGCAGTAGACATAGCTGGTGGTGGATTCGGTGCTTCCTATCTAAACACTGATGGAAGGGAAAAGACTGACTTAGATTTGATTCGTCGGTATAGAGACATTGCACAACAATCAGAATGCGATACTGCTATTGAAGATATTATAAATGAAGGTATTGTTGCAAACGAAAGAGATATTGCTGTTCAAATTGTTTTAGACAATATTCCATATTCAAGCAAAATCAAAAAAACAATTACAGAAGAATTTGATGAAGTCTTACGTCTTCTCAAGTTTGAACAAAAAGGTCATGATCTTTTCCGTAGATGGTATGTTGATGGGCGCATTTATTTCCATAAAATTATTGACCAAAAAACACCAAGAAAAGGAATAACTGAACTTAGGTATATTGATGCCACTAAAATTAAAAAAGTAAGAAAAATTGAAAAAGAAAAAGATGTAAAAACTGGTGTCGATAAAATTAAAAAAGTTCAAGAGTTCTTTCTTTACAATGAAAAAGGATTAGGTTCAACAGGAGCTAGTCAAGGAATTCAAATTCATCCAGATGCCATCACTTATGTTCCATCTGGTGTGATTGATGGTAATGGTGGTAGAGTACTGTCATATCTTCATAAAGCAATTAAACCTGTAAACCAGTTGAGAATGGTTGAGGATTCTTTGGTAATCTATCGTATCTCACGGGCACCAGAGCGTAGAATATTCTACATTGATGTCGGCAATCTACCAAAGGTAAAGGCAGAGCAATATCTTAAAGATGTTATGAATCGTTATCGTAACAAGTTAGTATATGATGCTACAACTGGTGAAGTTCGTGATGATAGAAATCATATGAGTATGTTGGAAGATTTCTGGCTCCCACGTCGAGAAGGTGGTAGAGGTACAGAGATCACAACACTTCCCGGTGGCCAAAATCTTGGTGAGATTGACGATATTGTATACTTCCAAAGAAAACTGTTTAGGTCATTGAATGTTCCTATTTCAAGATTAGAAGCAGAATCTCAATTCACTCTTGGTCGTTCTACTGAAATTACTAGAGATGAACTTAAATTTACTAAGTTTGTACAAAGAATACGAAAGAAATTTGTTCCATTATTCACTGATATTCTAAAAACACAACTTTTATTGAAGGGTGTTATATCACCTGACGATTGGAAGAATATTCAAGAACATATTCAATATGATTTCTTGGCTGATGGCCATTTTGCAGAGTTGAAAGAAGCAGAACTTCTTAATGATAGAATTAATACTTTGAATCAAGTAGAAGCATATATTGGCACATTCTTCAGCAAGACGTGGGTACAAAAGAATGTTTTACGATTAACTGAAATTGAAATTGAGGAAATGCAGAAAGAGATAAATAAAGAGTCTGGTATGGACCCAGAAGATGGTGGTATAAATCTTCCTGATGCTCATGGTGGTATTAGGAGAGATGATACTGCACAAGGTAAGGTTGGCGAACCGGGAGATGCAGAGGATAGTACAACATACAATCCACAAGAACAACCTCCAGAAGAACCACAACAAGAGCCGCAGGAGTAGAAAATGAGTAGATCAATTGTAGATGCCATTGAATCTGGTGATAATATAAAAGCAGAAACCCAATTTTCAGATGCTATGATGAATAAAGTAGGTGGCTCATTGGAGTCCAATAGAAAAGAATTAGCTAATTCTTTTGTCAACAATAAGGTTAACAATGCTAAAGAAACTGAATGAAGTCTATCAAACCACAGTTTTTGAGAGAGATGAACACAAAGCATCAAAGGAATACAAGAAATTGTCTCCTAAGATGCGAAAATCTGTTGATTCTATCTTCAAAATCATGGATGCTAAACCTTCAGATTTCC